CAGGCCAAGGATAATTACCGCCATGTGCCCATACAGTTTCTTCATCACCGTTAATATCAGGGTTAAAACCAAACTTAAATAAAGTATCATGTCCAGCTACGTCACCTTTAGATATTGCTAGTTCATCATGTTCGTAGAGTTTCCTAGTCCACGTTGGCATTAGTCAAGACTCGAGGTTATGACTACAACAGCGTTGCCATTGTTAGGGAATGTTTCAACAGAGCTGTCAGCCTTGGTTACCTCAAATTCAACATAATAAGTTCCAACCGTGTCTGTATCTGAAGATGACCAATCATATTTAACAATACCCCCAGAAGCATCTACAATAGTCATAGTTTGGTCTACTTTAAGACTACTAGATCCTACTGCCTTCATGTGAAGTTTAACTGTAGCTCCAGTTATATTAACAGCTACTCCCGATGAGTCCTTGAGTGTAGATTGTATTGAAGGAGACGTATCCCCTTTCTTAATCGTAAAAGCCATTAGGCTACCTCATTGATTGGGCTGTTAATAGTTGTATCGTTAGCGGGGTTATTTAGATTAGAAGAGTTGGTAGAGAGACCTAATACTATAACATTAGAAAGTTCAGTTATGATAGCTGAGTTATTCTCTATCTCTTCTATTGTAACACTGTTAGATGAGTCAGCAGTTAATGAAACAGATCTAGCTAAAGCTGCATTATAATAAGGTGAACCAACAACAGGATCTTGTGTTTCTAGTACGTCTCCAGATAGAACATGCGTTTGATTAATTGCAGATGTATCTAAAGCAGGTTCTTCAGTGACTATACTATTAGAGCTAAGTACATGTTCTTGGTTTATTGCAGTGTCTGATACTACAGAATTACCTGTAACTACGTCACCCGTTGTAAATACATAAACATTAGTAAACACTGAGGAAGAAACGACAGGGTTGCCACTAACAACATTATCTACTAAGAATGCCTGATCTTCAGCTATATTAACATTAGTTATAACAGGGTTGCTAGTGACAACAGAAGTAAGAGTTAAATCATGCTCTTGTTCTATTGCTGTAGTAGCCAGTATAGGGGAGCTAGTTACAATAGAATTACAGGTTAAGTCTTGGTCTTGGACTATCGCTGTGGTAGCTAATGTAGGAGAGCCTGTAATTACATTGTCAGCTAGGAAAGTCTCATCTTCTGCCATGTTGGCATTGGAGACTGTTGGATTTCCTGTGATGACATCAGAAGTAGTGAAGTTATAAATATGAGCTAGTGTGGTAGTTTGTAGCTCAGGACTACCTGTTACAAACCCATCAGCGGAAATAAAATTATCATTAATAAACGGTTCACTATTCTCAGTGAGTAGAAGATCACTACTTTCCTTAAGTATTCTGCTACTCATAGAACTAACCCTTAAGCTGGATCAGGAATACCGATAGTGAATGCACCTAACGTGAATGTGTTACCAGATGTAACTGCTTGTGAGGCCGTAAGAGATCCAGTAGCTAACAAACGACTATTTGAAGTATCTACAATAGCGAAGTGAGTAGCTGTACCTGTACCTGTTACAGAGCCATCAGAAATAGCTGCTACAGTTACTTCACGACCACCACCGCTACGATCAGCGGGTGCGCCAATAGAAAGAGATGTTGAGTTACCTAAAGCATAAGTTGCATTAGCTTCAGTGTATGTTGTAGCTTCCTGAGAGGTCACTAGGATTTTATTTGCTTCCGTGTCTAAAACGCTAAGTCCGTTATCAAACACCCTATTATTTAAAGTTGCCATTATTCAGTTTCCTGTTGTTCAGATTGTGTTGGTGTGGCATCTGCATCATATCTTAGTTCAGCTATATCCATCAGATCCTGTATAACTTCTGGATGATCACTTACGTTGATGTCTGCCCCATTCAAGTTCCGTAGGAATGCTGCAATCTCACGTAGGTCATGTGGAGCTACATCACCAGCTACAATAGTTGGCATCAGGTCATAGTTCAGACCGTTCAACTCCCAGAGGCGCTCGACAAGCTGTTTGTTAAGGACATCAACAATAGCTTGGATATAACTCTCTAATGCACGAAGGAACAGGTCTGTCTTAGACTTGGAGAGGGCGTAAGAGCCAGTATTACCACCACCAAGCATAAGAAACTCAGAAAGGACACTACGAGCAATATCGTGCTGGTAACGTCTTACAATAGGGTCAATGTCAATATTACGACTACCACTAGATGACATAAGCTCAACATCTACCAGTTTCTGGTTGGTAGGCGCTCCGTCTTTATCGGGATAGGTGTCGGAAGGCAGAATAATGTATCCCTGCTCATTGAACTTGACATCCCTGAGAATAGATTGCAGGTTATTGACAAATCCAGATTGGGCGGCTGTTGCATCCCCTGACAAGTACTCAGCAGGAATACGGGCAACAGGAATACCAGCAAGTTCCCTCTCAACTGCTATGGCCTCAATAGACTGTAGATTATTGACATATTCATAAGAAGTATAAGCATTGCGAAGAATAGAGCGCCCAGCAGGGTCACCATTAATCGTTGTCGTGCGGTAGTACAGACTTTTGCGAGTAGGTATATAATTAGAGTTGTTATAGCCCGACCCATCCTGATAAATACCTTTGACATCACCAGTCTGCTGATCTACATCAAACCTAGAGATTGTCCAAGGCGCACGAATAGCAATCTTGCGTACACCCATACGTCCATCAGTGTACTTAGAACGCCTCTTATCACTTCTTTCAGTAGGGCCAATACGTCTTTTATATATGACTTCAAACCAAGCAAAGCCATACGACAAGTTAGATAAAGATTCTGCAATATGGTCATCAAGGGTATGGTCCATATCATCAAGTACAGACTTAACGAACTCAGCTTCTTCTTTAGCTTCTGCACTATCATTGGCTGGCATCACCTTTAAATCTACATCTCGAAGGACTTGTTCAGTAGCGTACATAACAGCACCAATAGTACTGTCGTTATCTCTCATCTCACGGTACTTGCGTATGGCCTTCTTGCCACGCAACTCAGGTAGAAACTCATCAGCCCGTATCTGACCATTGTAGGTGTTATCACCAGCTACACCCAATATCTTCTTGGCCTCTGTTTCTGAGAGCTTCTTAACCATTACCTTAATCCTTTGGCGCTACTATACGCTAGTTTCAGCGTAGGTTTTGCGTAGCCATTCAATGAGAGGTCCGTTATAGCCCAAACTAAAGCATCAAGACGGTCTGGTGAGCCTATGGACCCTAGAGGTTCCCACTGTACCATCTGATCTTCTAAGTCATTAAGTCCTCTTACGTGTTTAACCTTATCCTGTTCATATAGAGCAGATACAGGTTCAGCCCGTGCCATCTTCCCTCTGGATGCATGTACGAGCTTTACTGGGACTGTTTCATCTTCTGTGTGTAATGTGTGACGAACCATATCGCCACCTTGGTTTCTTTCAGCTACAATCCTATCAGCCATGTGTTCTCTATAGAGTTCTACAGCTTTGGATGCCCACTGTTGAGGAGTATATCTACCTGTGTGATCTTCTAAGACGTAAGCTATTCCGTTGACATCTACACCAGCAACTACAATACCAGTCATGTCACTTTCTGCATTTGACGTAATAGCTGGATCGATAGAAATAACCACCCTATTAAGAGATGGTACGTCATCCTTGTCTATCTCACACTTAGCAAGTTGTTGCCTATTCCATAATGCGCCAGATGCTTCATCGAGTATTTCAGCATATAGTTCTTGTCTACCTAACCTTGTTCCCTCATAAGTCTTCTTTACTGCATCTAAGAAGGTATCTGCTAGATTGGCTGCATTATCATAGGTACTCCCTTTGCTAATGGTAGTCTTATCATCGTCTAGTATTGTGCGTATCAGTTTGGTTGTCTTAGGTGTCGTCGTTACAAAGACTTGAGGACGCTTACCTAAACGTAAACCAAACTGTAGCATATCCCAAGTTTCTTGGGCATTTCTCCATGCACAGAGTTCGTCTGTCCATGCTGAGTAGGCTTGTGGCCCACGTAATCTCTCTGGGTCTTCAGCGGAGAAGAATACAGCCTTAGAGCCATTCTCCCATGTCAGAGTATTGTTGGTAGGCGACCAAGTAGGAAATCCGATATGCTTTCCCCTATATGTCTTATCACCCTTCCAACAGACATTGAGTAGACCTGAGTCACCCTCAACCATAACCCTGCGAACATCACCTTTAGTAGGTGCGACACAATGAACGATCTTATCGCCCTTCTTGATCCTGTGTCTGACCCATTCGGCACCTGCACGGGTCTTACCCCAGCCACGACCAGCAAGTGCAACCCAAACATTCCATATACCCTCTGGCTCTAACTGCTCAGGTCTAGCCCAAAATTCCCAGTTATGTTGTAACTCTTCAGTCTTCTTGGGGCCTAGTTCTTCTAATAGTGCAGCTACATCAGAATCTGGTAAATCCCTAAGAGTCTGGGCTGTAATCATTACTACGGGTCTTACCTAATAAGGTCATCAGGGAGTCTATAGCTGACTCATCTACATCGGGGTCTTCTACCTGATCTACTTCATTAACTGTAGATGTCGGACTCCATCCTCCCTTACTACGAAGAAAGAGTTCCTGAGACTTGAAGTCACCATCTAATGCTTGCTGTACAACTACAGAACCTACAGCACCTACAATAGAAGCCTTCTCTTCAGCTATGTCCTCACCATATAGTTTATAGAAGGTAGCTGTACTTGAGGGGGCATTCTGATACTTCTGGATAGACGACAAAATATCTTTAACAGATACTCCACTACGAATACCTTCTCTAACCTTCTTGGCTATAATATTACTATATGGGAGTTTATCTTTACCAGCTGGCATAAGTACATCTCTACTATAATGTATTATGATTAAGGAATCATCCTCTACCATCGGCAAGTCACATCTAGTAGTTATAACTACATCCCTAAGTATAGGGGTCTAGGTTCACTATGGTTGACAGAGGAAGAACAGGGGAGGGTACTAAAGAGTACACATGATATACATTAGTATATACTATATCTCTATATTACTACCATACCTACAACTATAGACCTGGCGGAATACCCTTTCATATATATATATAGGCACCCAAAATGAGATTTAACAAGTAACATTTGTGAAATATATTGAAACAATTCGTGAGATCTTATTAAGCCCTTGTTTTCCCACAAATCTTTTTTATGTACCCCCTACAGTGGAAATGCGGATACCACCGTGGGAATTTAGGATAGCAAGGCCAAAGTAAATTTCTTATGTTGTAGATATAGTGGGTAACACCCCCACCCGAAAGTATAGCCGTATAATCCGGAGGGTCCCTTGACGATACGTAGGTATAGTGGAAATATACTTAAGGATAGCTTTAATCGCATCAGAGATGCTTGACAATGCGTAAGTATAGCCTGGGCTGTGACATTTATGCAACACTTTTGTGATTTACTCAATAAAAACAACGATAAACAAAAATAAATATTGACAATCGGCGAGCGATTTTGCTGCCCACCACACCACCACTGTTATAACATAACATTTCAAAGCTGTAACATTTCGTGAACTGATGCCAATTTAACCCTATAATATCACTACATAAAGAGAACATGCCCTCACACTCGATATAAGCGCCACTGAGTAGGGCAAAAACATTCCCATAGTTGGACCCACCGCAGCATCATTAGCGCATTCCTGAGCCAATAACTTTAGGTTGTAGGCTCGCTATTGTGATACAACTTATAGGCGAAAAAATCTCCAGTTGCTCCCAACAAAAAACCCGCACTAAGGCGGGTCTAATGTTTTAGTTTATGGGGTTGCTTATAGTAGCACCGCTACGCTGTGAAACATGTCATGCTGCTGCAGAGAATAGATCCAATTGATTGTCTACAACTATCGTTCCCTCTAAGGGGCAATCGTGCAATT